TCGATAATTCCAAACTTATAAAAACCGGAATAAAAATGAGGGATACTGAAGAGGCGATAATTGAATCCCTAAAGTACTGGACGGAGGTAAATTAATTAATGAAGATTACGGCATTACGCAACTCGCAATGAAAAAAATTGTTTATCTCCCCGGAGTTTGGGACCTACTTCACGTAGGGCACTTAAATGTCATAAGAAGAGCGAGCCTATTCGGGGACTACTTGATAGTAGGCGTCTGTAATGACGAGATAGCAATGGAGACTAAAAAACATAACGTAGTCATAAATCAACGTGATAGAGCAGACTTGTTATTAGGAATAAAATATGTTGATGAGGTTTTTATTTATGAAAACGTTGACCAATCAGAACAATTAAAAATGCTAACTCCGGATATTTTTGCTATAGGAGAAGACTTTGGGGAACAAGGAGTGCCCGAACACGAATTAGCTTTAATATACTGCAAAGAAAATAATATAACAATAAAAAGAATCCCAAGACTTAAGGGGATATCTACTTCTAAAATTAAAAGCGGCATAAACTAAATGAAAACCGTGGGAATATTGGGAGGTATGGGGCCTTACGCTAGTTTAGAATTTTTTAGAAAAATTTTAGAAATAACTAGTCCCGAAAAAGAAAAAGATCACGTCAGAATAATTCTCGACAATAACCCTCAAATTCCCAGTAGAAACAGGCATTTTATATTTAATGAGGAGTCTCCAGTACCAGCCATGATTGACTCAATAAATAAATTAGTTAATTATCCTGTAGACTCCATTTATGTCCCTTGCAACAGTGCGTCTTATTTCATACCGGAAATAAAAGAAACAATTGACTTCAATATCGTAAATACTATTGAAATTACATCTAACGCAGTAAAAGACAATATAGACAAAGGAGAAGTTCTGGTATTGGGAGCATACATAGTAAGGAACAAATCCCCTTATAAACCGTTTTTAGAATCTTTTGGATATGAATACCTAGAGCCAGACGAAGAGATACAATCACTAACAGAAAAAACATTGTACGCAACGAAGGATAATAAAATGGATGACGCAGCCAAGGCGACTGAAAGAATTTTAAATATTATACCTAATAAATTTCCTCAAATCAAAGCGATTGTATTAGCTTGCACAGAGCTATGTATAGCGTTCGATCATTATTCGTTCAGTTGGTTCTGTCCGGTAATAGACTCTAATCATGAATTAGCAAAACATTTAGTATCTTATGCCAAACGATAAAGTAACAAGTGGAATATACAACAGAGCAGCAAGCAAAGGGTTTGTGCCCGGACGCGAGAAGCTTTCTCCAGATAATGATATGACAAATTTTGATAAAGAGTTTATACTGGAACGCGCTAACCATGAATCTCAGATTTTAGATTTAGGTAGTGGCTCTGGGCTGATCGTTAATAAAATAGAGCCATACGTAGGAAAAATTGTATGTGTTGAGCTTTTTGAGGAATTTTCTAAGTTTATAAAAAAATCGAGTAAGGTTGAAGTAATTAATACTAATCTTTTGGATTTTAAAATAGATCAACAATTCGATATGGTTACGGCTTTCGGGGTAATGCACCACTTCGATGAAGACGAAGCGGCTGAAATTTATAAAAACTGTTTTTCCATGCTTAAAGAGGGGGGAGCCTTCATAGTCAAAAATCAATTTGGAATAAGTGAAAAAGTTATCGTAGATGGCTTCTCGAAAGCTCTTGGAGAGGATTACTATGGAAACTATAGATTAACAATTGAAGAAGTTCAGATGCTCAAACAAGTCGGCTTTGATAAAGTAGAAAGGCATGATATATATCCCGCAGAATATAATAGATGGGACAATACCCATTTTTACGCACTTGTTGCCCATAAGAGGATGCGATGAAGAAAGATTTCGAAAAAAAATACAAAACAACTAGAGATACTCAAAATTTAGAATATAGTTTAACAAATGGAACGTTCATCAGAAGAAAAACTAGCGTTTAGAAATTATTGGGAAAACGAAACAGAATTTAATAATTTTATTAAATTATTTCGAGACGTTTATCTTTTTTTAGAGAGAAATGAATCCGCTCCCTGTACATGCTTTGGCACGTTATTGGGCGCAGTAAGAAACGGGAGACAGATTCCGTGGGACGGAGACGCTGACCTTTTTGTGGATAAAAATCGCTTTTTTGAAATAAAAGAAAAATTTGAACTTTTCTTAAAGAGCCAAGGGTATGAAATTATAGCTGATGGCTCGCATAATTTTAAAATTTATCGGAAAGATTCAGTGGCGTCCGGTCCATTCAAATGGCCTTGGATAGATATAGACTTTATAGGAGAAGATGAAGAAAATGTTACTTTTTATATAAATATCGGAGCCCCTTTCTCTCGCCATTTGAGAGGAGACGTTTTTCCGTTTAAAAAAATTACTTACGAGGGAATGATTGTGAATTGCCCAAATAATCCCAAAGCCCTTCTTGACAGTTGGTATCCAAATTGGGAAGAGATTTATCAATCTGCAAAAGTTAATCACCAAACGACGAAGTGGTATGGTAAAAGGTATAACAAATCAATACGCTCTTTGCAGTTACCCACCTCTATAGCGAACCACGATTACAGACCAATTGAGGAAGAGGATAGCCAGTGATTGAAATAATTTGCGTTACTTATAATCACGGAGAAAAATTGAAATGTTTTATCAACTCCATCAAGGCTCAATCAGATTCCCGATGGCTCTTGCACATTATTCACGATGGTAAAGACGATGTTTTTCATAGTCTGAAAGACGACCTTGAGAAGCATGGGTATCTTAATGATAAAGTAATCTTATCCGCCACAGAAAAAAGATATAATGATTTTGGGCATTCTTTAAGAGACTATGGCCTTAAAAATCCCATCGGTGATTCAGAGTATATAGTCATCACTAATGGAGATAATTATTATGCTCCGACATTGATCGAGACCTTACACTCTAAATTCCCCGCCGGGAAAGTAGACCCCCAGCATGAGCCCATCGCGCAGCCAGCGGTTGAGCGCATCGAGCGAGGCACGGACGTCATTGGCATTGAGCTGACCCTCGCCAATGAAGATAGACCCGATATGATAATGTGGGACTTAATTAGTCACCACTCTCATATGAATTGGAATTTTGACAGGAATGAGCCTTACGGCGTATTGGATACCGAACTTAAAGAAGCTTGTGTAGATATGGGAAGCGTTGCGATGAGAACAGAAATAGCACAAAAAGTAGGGTTTAATTCTAGAGTATTTGCTGGGGATTGGCACTATTTTAATGAATGCTATAAGAGCTTAGAAAAACCAATAGTATTAAAAATACCTCAAATTCTTTTGGTACATAATTAAATATGAATATTCTAGTAACCGGAGGATGTGGATTTATAGGTTCTAATTTTATAGAACATATAATCGAAAAGAAAGATGTGCAGAAAGTGATAAATGTAGATCGCCTATCTTACGCTGCATCTTTAGATAATACAAAAAGTTTTGAAAGTCATCCTAAATACCTTTTGGAAAAATATAATCTTTCAGATTACAATAACGTTTACGATACCTTCTACAAACACGACATTACTCATGTCGTTCATCTAGCAGCCGAGTCTCACGTAGACAACTCTATAAAAGGGTCAAAAGAATTTGTAGACTCCAATATAATTGGCACACACGCCCTCCTTGAAGCTGCTAAAAAATTTAACGCTAGGTTTCATCACGTTTCAACTGATGAAGTATATGGAGAAGCTAAAGAGGGGGAAAGGTTCACTGAAGAAACTCCCTATAGTCCTCGTAATCCTTATTCAGCGACCAAAGCTTCGTCGGATTTTTTAGTGAGGGCTTACGCTAACACTCACGAGCTTAAAACTACTATCTCTAATTGCTCTAATAATTATGGGCCTAATCAACACGAAGAAAAATTTATCCCCACAATTATAAAAAAACTTTTAAATAATGAATTAGTTCCAGTTTATGGTGAAGGCACTAATGTTAGAGATTGGATATACGTGAAAGATCATTGCGAAGCTATTTGGCGAATTTTAAGCAAAGGAAAAATAGGAGAGACTTATTTGGTTGGAGCTAATTGCGAAAAAAGTAATTTACAAGTTGTAATGCAAATATGTGAAGCTCTTGACAAAAGCTACGCTTCATCAATTGAATTCGTAGAAGACAGAGCGGGTCATGATTATCGCTACGCTATTAACCCCTCAAAGATAGAAAAAAAATTAAAATGGAAATCTAAAATAGATTTTAATAAAGGACTTTTCTTTACTTTAAAATATTATTCTGAAAAATTCACTTCCGAAGTGTAATATAGTTTGATGAGAAAAAAATCAGTAAGCTCCAAAAGAGCTTCGACGAACTTGGCCTCTGACTCAAAAGGGACAATTAAAATCAGAGGAGGAAAAGAAGTAGCCAAAGACCTGAACAAAAATATCGAAAAGATAATTGTAGAAAACCCCACAAGAAAACAAATCAAACTTAATCAATTTCCTTGGACTGAAAAGCAAAAAGAATTTTTTAAGGTAGCGTTAAACCCTCACACTAAAATAGTTTTTGTAAGTGGACCCGCAGGGACTTCCAAAACCCTTTTATCCGTATACTGCGGTCTTCAGCTTCTAAATATGAAGGCTTCATCAGATATAATGTATCTTCGCTCGGCGGTAGAGAGCTCAGATAAGAGTTTGGGCTTTTTGCCGGGGTCAGCAGAAGAAAAGCTAAGATTTTACAATCTACCTTTTTTAGACAAGTTAGACGAACTCTTAACCGAAACCAAGCCTGAGAAGCTGGAAGACGAAGGGAGAGTAAGTATGTTTCCGGTTAATTTTGCGAGGGGAATGAACTGGAAAGATAAATGCATAATTCTAGACGAGGCTCAAAACTCTACAATTAAAGAAATCACCACAGTCTTAACGAGACTCGGAGAAAATAGCCGTTGTTTTATACTTGCTGACCCCCTTCAAACTGACCTGAGGAATGGAGGCGTGGGAGGCTTTGAAAAAATGTTTAAATTATTCTCCGACGAAGAAAGTGCTGGTCATGGGGTCTATAATTTCGAATTTACAGAAGAAGATATTATGAGGTCTGATTTAGTAAGGTTTTTAGTTAAAAAATTAAAAGAGTTATATTAAATTTTTTTCTATATTATCTAGGGATTCTTTAGCTAACTTGTTTATTAAAGCTGCTGATTGAGAGATGTTTTTGTCAGCGTGCTTACATAAGGGGTAGGAAATTTCTAATATTTTTTTTAATTTATTAATATTTGAGTGTAAATATTTATTTGAAGTTTTCATGTTTTTATTATAAAATAAACTAATATTGAGAAATTATGAAGATATATTGTTCATCGTGCGGTAACGATAATAGTTACACTACAAACAAGCCTAATTTTTGTCAAAAGTGTGGCGCGTCTTTTAGCGCGGCCAAAGCCTCAAATACGACTTCTCCCGAAGAAGCTTTAGCTTTACCTCCAGAAGGAGAAGACGCTCAAAGCGTCCCTCCTATTAATGAATTAGATTTCGATATAGTGGGGAACGGAGCGAATCGCGGCATTTCCCTAGGAGCACTTAGCCAAATAGCTCAAAGGGAAGGAGGTTCTGCGCCTCAAAAATCTCCCAAAAAGAAAGTTCCTCGAGTATCAAAGAAAAAGGTTTTAGAGCAGTTTCTAAAAGAGGCGGGTGCTATAAGACCTAAGAATGGGTAAAAGAAGGAAAAAGCTAAAACCCTCTTTTGAGGAGTCTATTCCTTTAATAAACAGAGAGATAGAAAAAAGAAAGGGTCGCTGGACGCTCCATTCTTTGAGCTGGTTAGATTTTGATGACGTAGCCCAAATAATCAAGTTGCATATTTTTAAAAAGTGGCATCTCTACAACCACTCTCACCCCTTAGCTCCTTGGTTAAATAGGATCATAACTAATCAAATTAAAAATATTATTAGAAATAATTACGGTAATTATTCTAAACCATGTGCTCGATGCGCGGCAGCGGAGCCCGAAGATAAATGCTTGGTTTACGGCAAACAAAACGACGGATGCCCTTTAGTCGCGAAATGGGAAAAGACTAAAAAGATTGCTCATGATGTTAAAATAGCTGTGCCATTAGAGAATCATTTATTTGAAGTAAAAAGCTTAAGTTATACCGAGAACAACTTCTTTTCGAACGCGGCTAAATTACATGCGAAAATGAAGAGCGTTTTAAAGCCCTTAGAATGGAAAGTATACGAGGCTTTGTATATAAAAAATCTCTCTGAAGAGTCTGCCGCAAAAGCGGTTGGATACAAAACTTCCGAGAAAGATAGAAAGCCGGGGTATAAACAAATTAAGAATATTCAAAAAACGATAATTACTAAGGTAAAGAAAGTTTTAGATAATAACGAAATAGATATCTTATAATATGAAAGCTAATGATCAACACAAAGATTTTATCTGGGAAAGATTCGAAGAGGGTTGCACAGACATAAAGCCTTTAACTTCCGATTTCGTTGATAAATTTTTTCCGGAAGAACCTGAAAATATGAAAGACGGAAGAAGCAAGTACGGCAGGCTTGTTAAATCTATTCTAGTAGAAAAGGGTTTAAAAGCTAACGCGTCCCATCAATACCAACCGAAAGAAAAAATAAAACTCCAAGAAGAAGACTCTGAATTTATTAGCAATAATTATCGCATGATGACTTTTGTAGAGATTGCTCGTCTCCTTTTTAACGACCCCAACCTTTCCAACCTTAGTCCCGAGGCGCGCGCCGTTCAAGAACACATTCAATCTTTAAATCCAGACGAAAGCTTTCAAGCTGGCGAAATACCTCAAGAAGAGTACAGACCTCCCAAGACCATAGATCGTGCTATAGCTAAAGTTAATAAGTATATTCTTAACGGAATTGATCGTTCTAAAATTACGGCTATAGACAAAAAGAATTGTGAAACTTTAATACGTTATCTCCATACTTTTAGGTTTCTTCACCACATGAATCATTTATCGACTAACGTTGATCGAGAACTTTACGAGAGCAGTTTTATAAGATACACTCACGATAAACCAGATTTAAGCCAAGAAGAGGTCGATCAGTATATAGTATTATCTGGCGAAGCAGTAATCGCTTCAAATATTCAACGGCGAGTTGAGCACTTGCAGGGCCTTCTTGACGATGCAGCTAATGATACCGAAGGTAGAAGAATTTCAATGGCCTTAGTCGAATCCATTAATACAGCTCAAAACGAATACCATCAATCAGTTAACAGGCAACATAAGCTTTTAGATGATCTTAAAGAGAAGAGAAGCTCTCGACTTAAAAGTCAGCTAAAAGATAACGCCAGTATCTTAAATTTAGTTGAAGTGTGGAGGGAGGAGGAGGGTAGGAAGAAAATGTTAGCCTTAGCTGAGATAAGGAAGGATGCTGTAGCTCAAGAAATTGAGAATATTTCTAGTATGGATGAAATAAAAGCGAGAGTTCTTGGACTGACAGAGGAAGAGGTACTTGAAAGTTAAGATGGTTTTAGAAGATAAAAAAATAATTTTCGTACATATTCCGCGTACTGGAGGCACAAGTATAGAAAATTTTTTCAATTTCAAGGGGACTGACTTTGGAAACCCGGAGACAGCACAACACCAGACTATCAAAGAGTATAAAAAAAATTATAATATTAAAAAATATTTTACATTTACTTTCGTAAGGAATCCGTGGGATAGGCTAGTTTCTTGGTATATTTGGACTCAGGCCGAAAACGCGCTTTATACATATTTAGCTAGTGTTTCTAGACCTTGGTTTTCTAGCACTTATATTAACTGGTATCGAGGCAGAGAATTACTACAAGATAGCTCTCAAAAGATTTTTGATAAGAAATTTTTCCTAAAGTTCAAAAATGGGTTTTCGGAGTTCGTCCACAGCTTAAAAGGTAAATCACTAACGCCAGACGCAAGGTTCAATAATTGTAATATAGCAGGCAACCGACTTAATGGGAGATGGATTATGCCTCAAGTAAAATGGCTTAAAGATGGGAGGGGGCAAATTAATTTAGATTACGTCGGAAAGTTTGAAGAGTATGACTCTCATTTTAAAAGTATTTTAAGTAAAAAAAATATTTCTTGCAAGAGGATGCCTTTATCAGCTAACATCTGCAGAAAGCCTCATTATACTAAATTTTACACTAGGGAGACCGAAGAGATGGTAGGGGGAATATACAAAGAAGATTGGGAAAATTTTAATTATGACTTTGAGAGTTGAGATATGAGCTTCAGATGTAAAGCTTGCGAAAAGGAATTCGAAACTGAGCGTCAGCTACACGCTCATTTGAAGGCTCACAAACTTCGTGTCGCAGCTTATTATCAAAAATTTCACCCAAGACACGACCTTTATGACCAAAAGATCATAAAGTTTAAATCTAAAGACTATTATTTTTCTAATGATTTTAACACGAGAGTAAATCAATTAAAGTGGCTTAAGGAGCAGCCCCTAGATAAAGCTAAAGAGTATTTAGAAATTCTTCTCTGCAAGAGGAAAAGAGAAAAAGAGCTGGTATATTCTCCGTGTCAAATCGAACTGCGAACCGTAGCAATCCCCTCTATAGTGACTTTCGAGCAATATTTCGACGATTATTATGGGTTATGCTCAACTTTAGGCTTGAAAAATAAATATAAAAAAATTAAAAATATAGAAGTAACCGGAAAGCTTAATAAGGGTCATAAAATTTTAATAGACTCAAGAGAAAAAGAGCCTCTAAAATTTAAAATACCTTCTGAGGTTTATGGCCTTAAGTTCGGAGATTACACCCTTAACGATAAGGACATGACGTGCAATTGCTATATAGAAAGAAAATCATTGGCTGATTTTATTTCGACTTTAAGCACGCTAAATTATGAAAGATTTTGCAGGGAAATTGAAAGAGCGGCAGAGCAAAACGCTAATCTAGTTATCTTAGTAGAAGATACTCTAACTCAAGCTTTAAGCTTTCCTTTTTTACCTCATATCTCGAAAAAGATAAAAGCTACCCCAGAATTTATTTTTCATAACGTTAGGCGCATTATACAAAAATACAATCATGTACAATTTCTTTTCGTTAAAGGGAGAAGGGAAGCCGTAAGGGTAAGTGAAAAAATATTTTTATCTGACTGTGTTTACAAGCATATAGACCTTCAGTTAGCTTATGATAAAAAAATTCTGTAATGATGACGGAAGATAATGTGGTACGCTCCAGATAAATATAAAACAGAACCTCTTAACGTTAATAAAGAGTTATTAAAGTTAGAAGGGTATTTAGAGGATAAAGAAGCTCGCATTTCTTTAGCTAAATTTTTAAATGCAAACCTTGGATTTACTACAGAATTGATATCAGGAATAAAGCTTGCCCCTTACCAAGAGATTACGCTTAAGGGTCTTATGACTCGAAATTTTTCAATGTGCGTATGGGGACGAGGTTGCGGCAAAACATTTATCGCGTCAGTATTTTGCTTTTTACACTGCGTATTCAACCCCGGAACTAAAATACTTATAGCTGGCCCCACTTTTCGAACGGCGCGTTTTATTTTTAATAATTTAGAGAAACTCGTTAAAACAAAAGGAGCAGAGCTTCTCCTTCAGGCCTTCTCAAGTCGGCCCTCGAAAAGAAATGATCAGTATGAATGGGAAATAAATGGAGGCTCTATCACCGCAATCCCTTTAAGCGGGGAAAAGATTCGTGGATTTCGAGCTAATATTTTAGTATTAGATGAGTACCTTTTATTACCGGAAGAGATAATTCAGACGGTATTGATGCCGTTTTTAGTTGCTCCTCAAAATATGAAGGAGAGAATTGAGGTTAGGGAAACCGAAGATAAATTAATAACCGCTGGGAAAATGACGGAGCAAGATAGGATGGTTTTCGAAAACGCTTCGAAAATGATAGCTTTATCTTCAGCTTCTTATACTTTCGAAAATTTATATAAAACTTACAAAGAGTGGATGAGCAAGATTTATGACGACCAGAATTATGATGCTAAATATTTTATATCTCAATTAGGTTACGAAGCTCTCCCTCCCGAAATGATAGACAAGACTATCATTGAAGAGGCCCAAGGAGGGGGTCAATCTCACTCTTCTTTTTTACGAGAGTATTGCGCTCAGTTTACTGATGGAAGTGACAGCTACTTTAGCGCAAAGAAAATGCATGAATGCACTATTCCAGATGGTCAGGAGCCCACAACGTTAATTAAAGGAGGTAAAGGAAAAAAATATATCATAGGCATCGACCCAAGTTTTAGCAATAGCCCATCGTCAGATTATTTTGCAATCGCTGTTCTAGAAATTGACGAAGAAAGGAATGAGGGTTCGCTAGTACATAATTATGCGGTAGCCGGAGGAGACCTAAAAGATCACATTAACTATTTCTTTTATATATTAACAAATTTTGACGTTGATATGATTTGCATCGATAACGCGGGGTATCAATTTTTAGATAGCTGCAACGAGTCCGAGAACTTCATCAATGCTGGAATCAATCTTAAATTTATAGACTTCGATTCCGTAAAAGAAGGTATTGAGTACGGTAAAGAGGTAAGAAAATGTAAAACCTCTTACAATAAGAGTAGCTATAAAATCTGTTTTAAACAAAACTTTACTAGCGATTTCATTCGCAAAGCTAACGAGCACCTTCAGGCGTGCATTGACCATAAGCATATTTGGTTTGCGTCGCGAGCTACAGCTAACGGTTCAGCCTTTGATAAACAAAATAATTCCTTAATTAATTTAAAGCTGACAGGGGCTGAGACGACAAGCGATTTAATCGAAACTCAGGACGCGCTAGTTTACCAAGCTAAGAAGCAGTGTGCTTTAATCGAGGTTAAAAGCACAGCTAAAGGTACTCAAACCTTTGATCTACCCCAGCATCTTAAAAGGAGCACCTCCGCCAACCGAGCGCGGCGAGATAATTATACGGCTTTAATGCTGGCGAATTGGGCATTAAAATGCTATTTTGATGTCCGGCAAAAGAAGGATGATTTTTCTACTACTTTTTTACCTAGAATGGTTTAAAAAAGTGTAATAATCATTAATTAATCAATTATGAGGGCCAAAGGAAAAACTCAAGGAAAGAAGGCGACTTCTCCCACATCTAAATCTACGGGTAAAAACGAAGACGTTACCCCCTTGATGGCGACGGCAGCTAATCTTTCTACCCAAAGGACTTCTTCTAGACGCAATAGAGCTGCTGACATTTCGCGCACCGATAAATATAAGAATATTGACGATGGTCTGATTCCGTGGAGGTATTCAGCAATTTACGGGGGAGAGAAAGATATCACCGTTCGAGACGCGGTTATCTTATGTCAAAAAGCCTACTATAATTTTGCTCAATTTAGAAACGTTATCGATTTAATGACGGAATTTTCATGTGGCTCATTATTCTTTAAAGATGGTAGCAAGAAATCCAGAGACTTTTTTGAAGCTTTTTTTGGTAAAATAAATGTGTGGGGCATTCAAGATCAATTCTTCAGAGAGTATTATCGCTCTGGCAATGTATTTTTATATCGCTTTGATGGAAAAGTAAAAAAAGAAGATGTCAAAAAAATGACTCAAGTCTTTGGCTCTTCTCTTTTGAGTAAAGCGCTTACGGAGGAGCTAACTCTTCCCTTGAAGTATGTGCTTTTGAACCCTGCTGATATTAGACTTACAGGAAATTTAAGTTTTTACAATCCAGTTTATTACAAAAATCTCTCAGGATACGAAGTAAATAGATTACGCAATCCAGTTACAGAGGAAGATTTTACAATTTTTGATTCCCTTCCTGAAGAAATACGAAATAAGATTAAAGACGCAAATGTCAACTCTTCTCAAGGGCTTAAAATCCCTCTAGACATGGATAGAGTTATGACCGTCTTTTACAAGAAGCAAGATTATGAGCCTTATGGTGTGCCAATGGGCTATCCAGTTTTAGAAGACATCGACGCGAAAAGCGAGCTCAAAAAAATGGATATGGCTATTGCGCGAACCATGCAGCAAGCAATCTTGTTAGTTACTATGGGTACTGACCCGGACAAAGGAGGGATTAACCAGAGAAATCTCGCTGCCATGCAAGAGCTTTTTCAGAATCAATCAGTTGGTCGAGTGCTCATTTCCGACTACACTACTAAAGCTGAGTTTGTAGTTCCTAAAATTTCAGAGCTTTTGGACTCTAAGAAATATGAGATTTTTGATCGAGATATTAACTTGGGCCTTAATAACATCTTGGTGGGCGGAGAGAAGTTTGCTAATCAAGAGAGTAAAGTCCAAGTATTCCTTGCGCGCTTAGAGCAGGGGCGTCAAGCATTCTTGCATAAGTTTTTAATTCCAGAAATTAAAAAGATAGCCAAGACAATGGGTCTTAAGAATTATCCTACTCCTTATTTTCAAGAAATAAGCCTAAAAGATTCTGTGACTAAAGATCGGGTTTATACTCGTCTATATGAGTTGGGAGCTATTACAGCAGATGAATTATTTGACTCCCTTAAGACTAATCGTTTGCCTTATCGCAAAGACTCTCTTGAGTCTCAAGAAGAATTTAAGCAAGCTAAAAATGATGGATACTATGAGCCCATCATGGGAAACAAAAAAGTAACTGAGAATATAAATGTAAAAGAAAAAAAATCAGAGGAAGTAGATGTCGATAAGGAGAAAATTCCGCCTGAGGAAGCGGGTAGACCTGAAGGAACCGAAGGGACTCCCCAAGAAAGTAAAAAAATGACTCCCGTAGGACAAGGCGATGCGAGCGTTAAGTTTGACTTTAATCTCCTTAAAGACAATATGATTTTATCCCAGAAGTTGGGCGGCTTAACCGAGGTAGAACTTAGAAAGCTTCACAAGGTTAAAAGGCTCAACAAGAAGCAGAAAGAGATAGCTGCTCAAATTTGTGACATAATTATTTGTAACGAAGAGCCTTCTAATTGGGAGAAAAGCATAGCGTCATACTGCAGGAAACCCGAAGATAAGGATAAAGAAAGAGTTAAACAGGTTCACGATATTTGCGTTGAGCATAACGTGGACCTATACTTAGGTAGTCTTTTATTAGCTAGCAAATTTTAAAAAATATGGAAAACGACGAAAAACTTAATAACGAGGAAATTTCCCCTAGCCCCGAAGAAGGAAATAACGAAGAGATTGTAGAGAGCCAAGTGAAGACTCTTTATAATGATCCGGTAGACATTTCGATGCCCGACCTGCTTCTTCCTCCCCCCCCCGAAGAAGCTAAGACGAATACAATTCAAGACGCTGCTGCGGTAGCCTTTAAATTTGGGTTCATAGGGGCAGGCCAAGGGGGGTCTCGTATCGCGGAGACCTTTCACGACTTGGGCTACAGAAGGGTTGGGGTAATTAATACCGCTCAACAAGATTTAAATACTATTAAATTAGAGAATAAATTATGCATCGGCAGTGGGGGCGCAGGAAAAGACCCTGCGGTAGCCGCGAAATGTTACCAAGATAAGTCGGAAGATGTATTAGACTTTATGAGGCATAGCTTCGGCGACGATTTAGATAAAATATTTGTATGTGCGGGAGCTGGAGGAGGCACGGGCTCCGGCTCAGTTGTACCTTTAGTTAAGTCCTCCCAAGAACTCTTAAAGACTTTAAAAGCTAAGAACTCTAAAGTTGGAGTTATTCTTGCTCTTCCTAAAAATTCCGAAGGAAAAAAAGTAAACGCTAATGCTCACAAAGTTTTAAACGAAGCTTATGGACTCGTAGAGCAAGGAATTGTATCTCCTTTAATTTTAATAGATAACGAGAAAATTGGGAAGTTGTACCCCAACCTAGCAGTATCTCAATTTTGGAAAGCGGCCAATCACAGCATGGCGGGGCTTTTTCATTTATTCAATCACACCGCCGCTAAAGATAGCACTTATTCCGCTTTTGACTCTAATGATTACGGAAGCCTTCTTAATTCAGGGCTTATAGTCTTTGGAGCTTCCCCAGTAAACGAATGGAACGATCCTGTTGCTATCTCTAGAGCTGTTAGAGAAAACCTTAAAAACAATATCCTCACGGGAGGAGTAGACTTATCCACCGGAAGTTGCGCGGCTGCGGTTATGATAGGGGGAACCGAGCAACTCAACACGATACCTCAGTCAAGCTTGGATCAGGCTTTTGATCAATTATCAAGAATGCTCAAGCCTCATAGCGTGGTTCACAGAGGAATATATAGCGGTGATAAGCCAACTCTAATGGTGTTTAGCGCGGTAGGTGGGCTCGACAAGCCAGCTTCCAAGTTAAGCGAGTTAGCTCAGTTGGGTGATCTTACTTAAATGGATGAGAAAGAGATATATAAAAAACTATTAGAGATAGAAGGCAAGAGGAACAAGCATTCTATCTTTTTAGATTTATTTATATTGATTTGTTTCATTATGTTTGTAGGCTGGTCAATAACTAAAGACATTACTCAAGAAACCGAGCAACAAAAACTTAACAGAACTATATTTCAGCAAAAAATGTTAATAGAGCATATACATAAAGATAATATTAAATTAAGAGACGCTCTTGAAAAGCTTTTGGACGCAACTGATCCAAAAAAAACAAAAAGCGAAGCATAATTCGCTTCTATTCCTATCAAAATAAACTATAATAAAAATACTATGGCTACTAAAAATAATAATAATGTTAAACCGGGCTGGAAAAGCACCGAGTTTTGGGTAACACTTTCCGTGACTTTAGCATCTTTGGCTTGGGGCGCGGGTATCGTGGACCCAGAGGGCGGCTCCAACGCGGATAAGGTTTTTGGATTCATCTGTTCTGCAGCCGCAGCTTTGGGGTACACCATCTCCAGAGGTCTCGCAAAGAAACAGGGCTAAACGATGGCGTGGATATCTGCGTTATTCAAAGCTCTTTTAGAGTGGTTATCTGCCGAGGTAAAAAAAGATACCAAGGCGGCTGACGCAGATACCACGCCCAAAAGCCTTAAAGACAAATGGCGCAAACGCATAGAAGAGCAAGAAGCCAAATCAAAGAAAAAAAATGAAGAAGATATTTCTACTAGCAACTAGCTGTGCACTTCTTTTAGGATGCGGCTCTACTCGCGTAGTTTTCGTAGACACTCAATCTAACCTAGTTAGAATTGGCCCGAATTTTCCCGCCGGGAAGGTGTATGTCCTTAAGAATGGGGAGTGGACTCTTTCCAAAAATAAGCTTAAACTCCCTGAGGGGTGGTATGCTGGAGGACTCCCTCAAGACTAAAGATGAGCCGCGTCTACTCTTTTAATGATTACAAAATCAAGGTAACCGAAACTCTCAACGAGGAAGAGCGTTGGAAAAAAAATAGCTGGGGAAGCTATGATAAGATTTTCAAGGTAATTGAAGGAGAGTCTCCGGGGAAAATAAATTTAAACGAACAGGTCTGTTTTGGCAACCACCGAAGCGGATGGTCTTACGTGCTAGATACGCTAGCGCCCCTCCATAAGGACGAGGGAATATTTTTCGACTCGTTTATAGAGAGAAATTTCTCTTGGACTAAAAAAACGAAAACCTATACTGAAGATTGGATAGGGGTACTACATAACCCTCCCTTTACTCCCGATTGGTTTTTTGGATTTAATTCTTTAGAAAAAATTATACCGAAACCAGAATTTCAAGAAAGTCTAGAGCGCTGCAGAGGGTTTTTTACGCTTTCTACTGATTTAGCGGAGTATGTGCAGCAAGAGACCGGAATCCATACTCAACCATTAATTCATCCCACTGAAATACCTGATAAGATTTTTAATTTTGACAAATTTTTAGAGAACAAAGATAAGAAAATATTTTTGATAGGATATTGGCTAAGAAACATGCTGAGTCTTTTTCTTTTACCGCTAGACGACTCTTCTGGCTATCGGAAGATGAGGCTGTTACCTTATAGCGGAGAGAGCCCGATAAAGACGATTAACTATTTTTTAATTAAACAAAAAGAGATTTACGGGAAAGATGTTCCTGCTAAATATAACGACAACACATACGATTTAAATAGACTAAGCAATGAAGCTTACGATAATCTTTTTGTGGACAATGTTATGTTTTTAGACCTTTATGCTTCCAGCGCCAATAACGGAGTGATTGAAGCTATTGCTAGAGCCACACCGACTTTGATCAACAAGCTTCCAGCTACTATAGAATACTTCGGGAAAGATTACCCTTTGTTTTTTGACACTCTTGAGGAAGCGGCGGCTAAAGCTTTAGATTATGATTTAATTGAAAAAGCGCATCAATATTTACTAACATGCGAAACCAGAAGCAAGCTCGACGGAAATTATTTTAAGAATAGCTTGGAGGAAAGCTCGATATACCAATCTCTTTAAATCATGGAAAAGTCTTTGTTAAATAGCTTAGTTGATAACGTTTACGTCTTAAATCTTGAAAAGGATTTAAATAAATATGATATTTTAAAAAAGAAGTTAGGCCAAAAAGAAATAGATCACCAAAGATTTGTAGGGATTGACGGGTATGAGGGACCCCTTTCCTTCGAGGCAAGGGAGTACGCGTTTAGGAAATTGATTGATGGATATAGAGACGAGAATCTATATAAATTATTTTTAAGACGGGGAGCAGCGATGCTCGCTACCCCAAGCATAGGGGCTTACCGATCTTCTGGAGCAATGGGTTGCGTATTATCGAATATAGAGCTTATTCAGGACGCTCTCGACAATAAATATGAAAAAATATTAATTTTTCAAGATGACATTTATTTTCACAAGCGATTTGATGAGATGCTTAACAACGCCGTAGAAACTGTCAAATCCAGCGACGTGTTTTACTTGGGAGCTAGTGAGTACAATCACGTTTTAAGAAAAAGAAAATGGACGGACCCAAATTGGAATTACGAAAGAGTTCATTACCCCGTGACTAGGGAAACCTGTGGAATGTATGGAGTTGTTCTGAGTAAAAAAATGTTCGATCCCTTACTTAAACTCTTAAGCTTTAAATTTTTTCCAGCAGATACATCCGTGGCTTTATTGGCGGCGGAAATGTTTCCTGATTCTAGCGTAGTAGCTTATCCTAATCTAATAATTCCTGATCAAACCCATAGCCGCACTGCACCGGGCAATAAAACACCCGAAAATAAACGCGTACACATGCCTTTAAAACAAAATTATACATTAGGAATGGGGTGGGACCTTGATTATTACGAAATAAAGGAAAGGTATTGCGGATGATCATTAGTCACAAAAATAAATTTATTTTTGTACATGTTCCAAAGACGGGAGGAACGAGTATAGCTCACGCTCTTTATCCCTTTCTCGACTTAAGTCAAGATGTAATTTTAGGGGGTCACCCTAATCACGAATCTGAGGATGACGAAGAAAAGAGGAAGAACGGCGAACTTTACAAGCATAGCTCCGCTACTGAAATAAGAGAAGAAGTAGGAGAAGAAATATGGCGAAGCTATTACGTATTTGCTTGCGTGCGTAATCCGTATAGCAGAATGGCCTCTCTTTATAATTGGTGGTGGTCAACGGAAAATGGAGGCGCATCGAAGAAAGAGGAAACTAGAGGAGTAGGTTTTGAAGAATTTGTATTAAGTAATTACGGTGGGATACTCGCTCGCCCTCAAGTAGAGATGATTTGCGAAGAGTCTAAAAAAAATAAAATTCCTTTAGATTTTCGCACTCGGATATTGGTGGATGGGCTCATAAAACAGGAGGAGTTAGGATGCGGCTTCAATTACTTATGCGGGCTTTTTGATCTTCCTAAATTAAAATTATTGAAAAAGAATGAAAGTTTGGCAGAAAAAGATTTTAAGTTTCAAAGTCTTTACAATCAGAATTCATACAACTACGTTACTCAAAGCTTTCAAGGGGATTTATTAACATTCGAATACAGCTTTCCGCCTTTAAAGGACTTTAATGGGGAATACTTCTAATAAATTTTGCAATAAGCCATTTGATCATTTCGAGACTCAAGGAAATGGACAAGCCGCTTTATGCTGCCCTTCATGGCTAAAATATTTTACGCCCCCTCTAAATAAAAATTATTCCATTAAGGAAGCTTTTAACAATGATGACGTAAAGGAAATAAGAAGAAGTATTCTAGATGGCTCATTTCGCTACTGCAATCACGAGTTGTGCCCGCATATAAAATCTAATTCGTTACCTCTTAGAGACTCAGTGGAGGACAAGCGCCACCGCGACATTATAGACAACAATATTATAGACGATCTCTCTCCGGTCTTTTATAATTTATGTCATGATAAATCTTGCAACTTGAGTTGTCCTAGCTGTAGAAAAAAAACTTTTAGCATTACTTCGGGGCCTGCTTACGAAAGAAGCTCGGAAATTCAAGAGCAGTTAATCGAGGGGATTTTTAATAAGCCTCATGATAGATATTGTCTCATAAGCGTAACTGGGTCAGGAGACCCCTTTGGATCAAAAATATTTAGAGATTTTTTATTTAACGTAGACGGCTCCAATTTTCCTAAAGTATTTTTTAATCTCCAGACAAATGGGGTTTTATTTAACGAGAAGACTTGGGAAAAAATGTCAAAAATACAAAAAAATATTAATACAGTCATCGTCTCCATAGATGCAGCCACTGAAGACACATACAAAATTACGCGCAGGGGAGGGCGCTGGGGAAAACTTCAGGAAAATTTAGCTTTTCTTTCTTCGCTAAGGAGGCGAAAAATGATAAATCAATTAAGGTTGGATTTTGTTGTCCAGCAAGCTAATTACAAAGAAATGATTGATTTCGTTAAGTTAGGGAAACGGTTAGGGGTTGATAAAGTTTACTTTTCTAAAATTATAAATTGGGGAACATTTACTGAAGAAGAGTATAATCATCATTGCGTATTGAGAGAGGGCCATGTAGAATTTAAGGGGCTTCTTGAGGTTTTGAAAGACGCTATATTTGACGACCCAATCGTTAACCTCGGAAACCTTACTGAATTCTAAGATGAAAATAGCAGTTTGCGTAGTTGGTCAGCCAAGATTTTATAAAAACACAATAGAGTCGTTTAGGCAAGAATTTTACGATTTTCCGGGTCACGATGTTGATGTTTTTATGCATTGCTGGAGCGACGTGGGAAACTCGCCAGAAGATGATATTGAAGATCACAACGAGAAGAACGAAGTTCAATCTCTAAAAGATGATATTTGGAATACGTATAGCTCCAGTAAAAGCTATTTAAGTTTAGTTGTTGAAGACCCCGAAGAAACCTTTGGATTATTTTGTGATTCCCTATCTAATGTTTTAAACACTTTGAGGCTCGATAAGTGGCTAGATGACACAACGGAAGATTGGAGAAAGCATCTTGGCAAAATTCCAATAAAAACTGCGCCCGGAGTAAATTCAGATAAAACCTCTATTCGTATATCCACTGGTCGCTCTTTAAGATACTCGACGGGACAATTTTACAGCTTAGGCAAAGCGATAGAGCTTAAATCATGGCACGAAAAAGAGAATAATTTTAAATATGATCTTGTAATTAAAACTAGAACTGATCTTGTTTTTCGACCTAAAGAGTCGTACGAAAACGAGGAGGATTACTACAAAGAAAAAGAAGATTATTATTTCCAAGGCCTTAGAAAAAATAAGCGTGGTGTTTTTGGGAAGGGGTTGACGATTTTAACTGGCTTTCACGAAGAGGGGAAGATGAGAATTGCGCTTGAAAGCTTAGAAATAGAAAAGGGTAAGATAACGAATATAACGCCCGTAAAAGAAGACCCATTTAATATGAGTCTTCGCGCAGATAACATCTTAGAGAGTTCGACTCTCCCTGCTTATCCTTGGAGATTTTTTCAGAAAGATTGGCATCTGTTTTCAGACTCTGAGTCTGCCGACGCGGGATGGTCCACGTTGCTTTCTTCGTACATGTCTCATATCGCCAGAGACATAAATAGATTTACTAGCGGAAAGGAGATGTACATACTCCATGAAGGCGAAAGTATTTACGTCGCATCGGCGCTGTCTAATGACGTTAACCTATACACTATTAAAGGCTCTACAAGGACGTTCAAAGTTGTTAATCCAGACCCTAGCAAGAGGAAAGATATTCGTTGTCTAGGAGCAAAAAAAGGTCAAAAGAAAATTCCGGATAGCATTATAAATAACGACACGCCGGAAAACATGTTGAACAGTTTGTTAAAAGTTATTAAAGAAAAATATGAGGACTAGAGAAGAGATAGAAAAAGAATACGCGAAATGGGGCGGAGAATTCAATACTACTTTTCACATAGATCGTCTGGCGAAAACTACCCCGTTCTGGAGATACGTTTATCGCCCCATGAAAGGAAAGCCTAACTTAAAATTCTTAGAGATAGGAAGCTTTGAGGGTCAGTCCGCTATGTGGTTTCTGGAAAAAGTATTAGTTCATGAAACTTCTCAGCTAGTTTGCGTAGACCCGC